TAGCGCACTGGACCACCCCAATGTGAAGCTGCGGTTGAACCCGGGCGACGAAGGGTACATACCTGGCGCCGTGGCCTACCGCAACATCGACGCGCGCGTGCGCGACCAATGCAAGGACTTCGGGCCCTACCCCAAGTTGCAGCCGGACAAGATCCACAAGGACATCGTTTATGCCCTGCCGCACCAGGGCGCAAGGGAACGCGGCCGCCGCAAGGATGGTAACCCTGGGCACCCAGATGCGCCGCTGCGGGTGTACCGGCCTGGGCCCATGTTCGAGGCGCAGGTGTTGGGGCAGTGGCCCAGCGGTGGCGACTACCGGCTGTTCTCCATCGGTGCCTGGGACGAGTCGGTGGCCAGGTGGATCGAGGCGGGCAGCGACCCAGAGGAGCCGCCCGATATGGTGGGCTGCGACCCGGCGCGCTTCGGGTCGGACGATAGCTGCGCGGCGCCGCGGTGGGGCCCCACGGCCGAGGAGTTGCTGCGCGGCTACATGGATGCGCGTGACAGCGGCGGCGATCTAAAGGGCGGCAGCGAAAAGGCGGTGCAGCAGTACGTGCGTGACAACGGGTGCCGCATAGGCGAGATCAGGGTGCTCAACAAGGGCGATGGGCCCAGCCTGGCGCGGCAGCTTGTGGACCTTTGGCCCAGCAGCCCGTTCAACATAGACGAGGGCGGTGGCGTTAGCTGTCTGGACCACCTGCGCAGCGTGCTAAAGCGTGACGCCATGGGCGTGGTGTTCGGCAGCGCACCGCCAGAACCAACACCAGGGGAGCCGTGGTCGGAGAACCTGCGCACCGCAATGTATGTGCGTTTTGCGCGTGTGGTAGCATTCGGCCTGGTGGACGTGCCCAACGACCCACAGTTGCGGGAGGAAGTGCTGGCGCACGAGCTGAAATACCGCTACCGCACGGTAGAGGAACGCGTCAACGGCCGCCTCCAGAAGGTGCGCAAGCCCAGCGTGCTGCTCATCGAAAAGGACGAGGTAAAGAAGCGCATCGGGCGCAGCCCAGACAAGGCAGATGCCGCCGTGCAGTCGCTGCTGGGCGCACCGGTAAAGGAGTTCCTGGCCGCCACAGAGGCCATGGCCTACGCGCCCACCCGCAGCGGCCGCAGCCAGTACGCACCCACGGCACCCAGCCACGAGGACGAGGACGACGACGCACCAGTGCGCCGCAAGCGCAGCAAGGGTAGGTATGGCTACGACCCTCGATAAGCCACGCCGAGTGCGTAAGTACCTCAAGAAGGCGGACCCGGGCATGCCACCTGCACCCACCCCCACCGATGCAGCCGCCATGGGCGGCGCCGCAATGCTGGATGCCACGCCGCTGGATGGCATCAACCGCATCGAGTTCGACCGGCGCATACAACTTGGGCGTACCGGCCTCAAGCAGTACGGTGGCTTCATCTTTGAAGAGTTCCTGCCCAACCTGCGCGGCCGCGAAGGGGCCAAGGCGTACCGGGAGGTGGTGGACAACAGCCCGTTGGTGGGTGGCATCCTGCGGCTGCTGGAGCTCACGCTGCGCCAGGTGAACCGTTACGTCGAGCCGTTCAGCGACGATGCCGAGGATGTGCAGCGCGCAGAGCGCATCGACCAGGCGCTGGATGACATGTCCGTAAGCTGGGCGGACATGATGGCCGAGATCACCACCATGCTGCCTTACGGCTGGGCAGCCACCGAGATCATTTGGAAGACCTGCGAGGGCTGGACGGAAGACGGCATGACACGCAGCCGGTACGACGACGGCCTGATCATGCCCCGCAAGATCTACCTCATGGCACAGGACACGTTGTTCCGGTGGACATTCGACTACGATGGCGGCGTCAAGGCGCTGGTGCAGTTGGCACCGCCCGACTACGTCATGCGCACCATCCCCATCGAGAAGATGCTGCTGTTCCGGCCGCACATTGAAAAGGGCAACCCGGAAGGGCACAGCCTGCTGCGCGCTGGTTACTTCTCGTGGGTGATGATCAAGCGGCTGGTGGAGTTCGAAAGCATCACGGCCGAGCGTGACGCCACGGGCATACCAGTGGCGCGCATCCCCGGCGTCAACATGATCGACGGCGCCACCCCGGCACAGACGGCGGTGTACACCAAGTTCAAGCAGATCGTCGAGAACCTGCGCATCGACGATCAGGCGGGCGTGGTGATACCCAGCGACGTGTGGGCCGACAGCAAGGAACCCATGTTCAGCGTGGAGCTCCTGGGCAGCCGCGGCAGCAGCCGCACCCAGCACTTCCCGTTCGGGGAAACGATCACGCGGCACGAGGTGCGCCTGGCCATCAGCATGTGCGCGGACATTATGCTGCTGGGCCACGACAAGGTGGGCAGCTTCTCGCTGTCGCGTGACAAGCGCACCATGCTGGCCGATGCGCTGGGCGCGTGGCTGGACGCGATCGTGGGCGTGTTCAACCGGCACTTGTTCCCTCGCATCTACGCCTACAACGGCTGGCCCATGGACCGCCTGTGCCAGATGGGGCACGGTGGGGTGCAAACGGACGACCTGGACATCCTGGCCGGTGCCATCCTGAAGCTGAGCCAGGCTGGTATGCCGCTGTTCCCGGACAAGACGCTCGAGAACCACATCCGGGCCGAGGCGGGCCTGCCGGAAACCAGCGAGGAAGATGAGCTGCTGGGCGACGAGGGCGAGGAACCCCCGGACTTGAGCCGGCCTGCCGGCGAGGAGACGCACCCCAGTGCAGCCACCACGGCCGTGGCTGCCAAGCCGGTGCAGCCAGGTGCCATGGGCACACGTAAGGGCCGCAGCCTGGGCGTGGTGCCGGCGGGCTTCACCAAGGCGCTGGGCCACGCCCGCAACCAGGCCAGCGCAGTAGAACGCGAGCTCAGGAAGTACCGGCACCAGCCGCGCAGCAACCGCGGCACGTACCACCCGCGCAGCGGCGACATCGCCAGCGCGGTGCAGTTGCTGGCGGACCGTGCGCAGGTGGGCCGCAACGGCCAGGTCAACCACGGCTTCCACGTCATCGACAAGGCGCCATACGAGTACAAGGCGGTGACGCCGGCAGCGGTGGACGCTGCGCCCACGCAGCGGGTGCAGCACAAGGACCTCACGGCCACGCAGCCCATGGTGCGGCGCGACAACGTGCGTCAGTTCATCGACAACCCGGGCATAGTGGTACCGGGGCAGCGTGACCTCAGTGGCCAGTTGGTGGACAGGCCCATCGTGGTGCGGGCTGGCGGCAAGGACTACATCCACGACGGGCACCACCGGCTCAGCGCGCGCGTGCTCATGGGCTACCAGGACAGCATGGCCCGCATCGTGGAGCTGGAGCCGCCCGTGGCGCCGGGCGGCCGCCCAGAGGAGAGCCAGGCGCTACCGCCCAACCAGGGCACGCCGCACAACGCAGGCACCGGCCCAGCGGCCGTGGCGCCGGCCTACCAGTGGGACCCCAACACCGCCTTGGTCAAGACGCCGCCGTGGAAGGTGGAGCAACGCGGCGACAAGTACGTGGTCGTGGGCGTCGAGAATGGCAAGGTGTACGGCACCCACGACACGAAGGAGGAGGCCGCCGCCCAGGCACGGGCGCTATACGCCAACGTGCACGAGAAGGCGCTGGCCAAGGCACACGAGGCGCTGCTGGCCACCATGGCCGCACTCAAGGCGCAGGCGGAAGCCACCACCAAGGCCACGGGTCCGCAGGTGGTGGTGCAGGGCGATGCCGCGCAGTACACGGCGGCGCTGCAACAGATCGCCGATGCTGTCGAGGCCATCCGGGACGCCAACCCCAACATCGACGTGCACGTAGAGGTGCCGGCTGCCGAGCCGGTGGTGCAGGTGCACGTGCCAGCGGCAGAGCCCGTGGTCAATGTGGCGCCATCGTCGGCCGTGGTGCAGGTGGCAGCACCGGCCGTCCAGGTGGACGTGGCTGCGCCGCAGGTGCACATCGAGCAGCCGCCACCCACACCGCCCAAGCCCATGGTGCAAGAGGTGAAGCGCGATGCCTGGGGACGCATCGAGGAGATTGTCGAGCGCCCCAAGCGGGAAGATGAGTAGCCCGCCATGACCGACAGTTTCATCCAGGTAGCCGCCGACAGCACCGGCAAGAAGGTAGACAACGAGGCGCTCACCGTAGCCGGCAGCAGCGTATACCGGCAGCGCGTGCAGATGGCCGGTGTCGCGCCCACCGACATTGCCGTAGTCACATCATCGGGCGGGCTGCAAGTGCAACCCACGGGCGGTGTACTCACATCTGTCGGGGTAGTCACTTCCCTCACGTCGGCCACGGTGTTCCAGGGGGTCACGCCATGGCTGGTGGTGGCCAGTACCACTGGTGGTGCGGCACCCGTCAGCGCAACATTCACGCCCAGCACCTCAGCCATCCAGCTCACGCAGGCGGCCACGTCTGGTGGCAACCAGCCGGTGTTCTTGGGGAACACGCTGCCGCTGTCTGTTGTGTCCAGCACCACTGGCGGCGCCATCCCAGTAGCGACGCACGCCGTAACGCAGGGCACCACACCATGGCAGACGCTCGCGTCAACCAGTGGCGGCAACCAGCCTGTGTCGATCGTGGTGGGCAGCACCAGCAGTCCGCAGTTGGTGCTGGCCGCAACAAGCGGCGGTGCGCAACTGGTGGCCCAGAGCAGCACCCCGTGGCTGGTCGTTGCGTCTACCACGGGCAGCGCGTCAGGCATACCCGTCATCAACGTGCCCGGCCTGGGCAACGTCATTGGTTTCCTGGTACAAGGCCAGGACCGTATCCGCACCAAGGTCTGGAACATCGTCACGAACTACCAGTACAAACTGGTGTTGAAGTTCCTACGCCGTGGTGGTGATGGCTGGTCCATCCAGACGGTGACCAAGATAGGGTCACCAGGCGACGACTATTCGGCCTCTGGCTTCGCTAGCACGCCATCCATCAGTTGCCCCTTTGGTGCTGCCGCAGGTGTTGGCCGCACGGTGAACGACTGCATCTGCGTTGCCGGGTCAAGCACGATCAGCTCAGCCACGGCCGCCTTCACATCTGGCGACATCGGGAAGACGATTACGATCGCCGGTGCTGCACTGGCTGGGTCGCAGGGTGCCAACCCACCCAACATCACGATGCCCACGACACTGTACCAGGGCGCCATCGCATCAGCGTCTAGCGGCACGCCAACGGTTGCGCAGATCTTCCCGGTTGCGGCAGTAGCGACAACGTCCGGGGCGCAGTTGAAGTTCGAACCCATCCTACTGAGCGACGACGATGGGCTAGAGCTGGGCGACGGGATCCTAATTGGCGTCGACTGCAACTTCTGGAACAACAACGCGACGCGTGGAGACTGCTTCATCGAGGTCGAAATCAACCGCGGCGCCTTCGACATGCACCAGGGCATCACCCTGATCAAAGGCTTCATCTGTACGTCCAACCACCTTGGGTGGCCATACGGACGGATGGAGTACATGATCGAGGGGCCAGGCAAGGTCGTAACCTTGCAGTTGGCCAACCCAGCCGCCGGTGCGGAGTGGTCAACGTCTGTGCCCATACACACCCGGTGGCAGTTGCTTGGCATACGGGCTGCGCTCGCTACATCCTCAGGTGCCAGCTCGCGTCAGGTCGTCTTTGTCATCGACGATGGTGTGACAACCCAAATACCCATCTACTCCGCACAACAACAAGCGGCCGCCCTGAGCTACACCTACAACGCTTACCCTGGCGCCGAGAGCGGTTTCATAACTGCCGCACTGGGTGCCCACCAGGTGTACCTGGCATTGTCGCCATTGGCATTCCTCACCTCTGGCTGGCGTGTCCGCAGCAGTACCGCAAACATCCAAGCGGTTGACCAATGGAGTGGTGTAACGCTCTACTTCATGCGCTGGCCGGAGAACTAGCCCCATGTTCCAAGGCACCTCGCCATTCGTAATCACCGCATCGACAACCAGCAATGCTGGTGGCGGGCTAACGGTAGCATCACAGGCCCTCGCTGTAGCGTCCCAAGTCGCAGCCACGGCAGATCTAACGCTCGTTGTGCCAGCGATCGACACCAAGCGGCGATTGATCGTAACGGTCAACCAGATCCGCCAGCTCATTACGCAGGCAAGCATCAACATCACATCGACCGCTGAAACAGTCATACTGGCTGGCACCAGCGGCACCTTCCACGACCTAATCTTTTTGATGATCACCGCCGCCACATCAAACATCGTTGGTGCCAAGTGCACAATCAGGGATAGCAGTGGCGGCACACGCAATTCGTCTTGAACCTCAGCGCGGGTGGCAGTGGTGGCGGCGAGGCAACCATACCACTCGACTTCGACCCGCCATGGAAGCACAGCACGGCCACCAGCACTGGCTCTGCATGGACGGCGGCGTTCTCGATAGCCGGCACCTACCAGGTAATGGCACAGTTCTCGGATTGGACAAGCTGAGTTGTGCTCCTTGACCTGCGCTCGCTGTGGGAAGGCCCACCAGGGCCGGCGCCCACACCGCCAGCGCCAGAGGTGGTGGCAACGGGCCAGCCCACCGGCACGGCGTGGGTAGGGCCACGGTTCATACGGCGCGGCGAAGAGGACGACGAGGAGGTCTTGCTGGCCGTGGTACTGCGGCGCAACAAGGACCGGGACGAGGGGCGGTAGGTGCCGCTGCTGGACCTGTACTCGTTGTGGCTGGGCCCACCGGGCCCGCCGCCGCCTGTTGTGGTGGTATCGCCCATAGCGGTGCTGTACCAGGCCGACATACTCATCGATGGGATAGCGGCATCGACCGAGGGCAGCCGCATACGCTTGCGGCTGGTGCAGGCCACCAAGGAAGCGACGGCCTTCGGCGACCCAGCCAGGTGGTACAAGCCGGGCATCTACGCGGTGGAAGCCAATGGCGTGTTCTACTACCAGACGGGCAACCAGGGCCGCCTGCTGGCCAACAAGCTCATCGGTGTGACGCAGGGCCCCAGCGCGGCCAGTGCGGTGCCGCTGGTGGTGACCATCTGTGCGGACACCAGCGTGGGCAGCCTGGCCAACATCTGGCGCGGCGTCAATGCCGAGTACGCGCCGCACGCGGTGCACGGCGAGGTGATCAGCGCCGACGTTTCAACCTACGGTGCGGGGGATGGGCGCTGCGTGCAGGGCCGGCGCCTGCTGCGTGCACAGCAGGCAGCAACCAGCGGCCTGGGCACCGCGGTGCAGTTGGGCCCTGTGGCTGCCGGACAGCGGCTATACTCCGCCCTACACGTAGTAGGCACAACGGGCACACCGGCCGGGACGACGTTCGCGTTGGTATCGGCCGCAGCTTCGGACCTGGTAGGCGCCACGCAGCGGGTGCAGTACGTGGCTGGCACCAGCGACGTGGCGGGCGAGTGGCAGGAGTTGGCGGCGCCGGTAACGGACACCTGGTGGGCCGCGCGGTGGTCGGGCTTCAGTGGGGGCGCCTTTACGGCGTCGATTAGTGCTGGGATAGAATAACCACGCTCTTGCAAGCCCTACGGGCCAACGGTTGGGCGAAGGGGCGTACAAGGAGGCAGTGCAATGTCTGGTGCAGGCAGTCCGCCGTACAGCCGCGCGCAGTACACAAGCGACCCAGCCAAGCGGTGCGCCATCGTTGGGTTCGCGAGCAGTAGCCGCAACCTGGCGCCCTTTGGCGATCCCACAATCGAAATCTGGGGCATGAACTCGTTGTATGCCCTGGTGCCGCGCATGGACCGCCTGTTCGAGATCCACCCGCGCAGCCACTTCCGCAAGGACTTGAACCGCGCCGAGCTCCAGCAGATCGGCCTGGACCATTACGAGTACCTAAAGGGGCGGCCGGCCGCTGGCCAGC